GTATTGCTGTCCGCAGAGTCCAGATTCTCTGTAATAGAGAAGAAAATGTTTAAAACAGCAACCTGCGAGTCGCCCAGCGTAGAGTTCTCGGAAATGGAAGAAACAAACTGGGCGGCAATATTTATCACATCGGCCATATCTACGGCTTCTGTGACGGCCTGCGCAAACTGCGCAGTAATGTCTTCTATCGAGGCTAGATCAGCGTTCTCTGTAATGGTCTGGCCAAAGTTTGACTGCTGGGTAGAGAAGTCGGCAACCTCAAGAATCGGCTCAGAAAGGTTTTGGAAGAACTCCGTGTACACCTCTTGGCTGTCGGCAATGGCCGAATCTTCCGTGATGGACGAGGCAAAGTCGGCTTGGATTTCAGCGCTGTCGGCAGGCAAAGAGTCCTCAGAGATAGAGAACAAATAGGCGTACTGCTCAGTGCTAAAGTCGGCAACACCTGTGTCTTCGTAGACAAGCGCAAAAAAGTCACCTGCCGTAGCGTCAATGTCATCAATTACGCTGTCTTCTGTGATGCTTTGCAGAAATGCCGAAATCTGAGAGCTGGCATCCGCAGACTCAAATCCCTCGGAAATATCAAAGACAAAAGCGTTCCCGGCTAAGGACGCAAATGGGACTTGGGCAAAGCTTGCAAAGCCGAACACGGCAAGCTCCTATCGGAACCTTGGTCCGTTGAACCAAACAGTTGCTGAATAGCGAATGCCAGAGAGCACCGGTGTGACGCGGTGCTCAAGAATAGATGGGAACGCAATCATCGTTCCTTTTTGTAGTGGTGCGTCGTAGTCGCTGTACAAACGCACTTGGAACTGCCCGCCTTCAAACTCGTCATTGAGCAGGCAGACCACGGTAATCTTGCGCTCGGTGGGTTTGCCAGAAAGGGTGAAGGTGTCTGTGTGCCATGTGTAGTGTTGCTCGGGGCCGTACTCAGCCAACTGCACATTCTCACGACCAGTGACATGGTATTCCCAGCCACAGTTTTTGTTGGCTTCCATGGCAAACTGCTCAAGGCGGTCTGTCAGCCAGTAATCTGATCCGCCAAAACGCACGTTGGTGTTGCGCGTTCTGGTGTCTTTTTCAGCGCCATCTACCCCCATAGTTGCATCACGCACTTCGATGCCCGACAACTCTGCAATGACTTGATTACAGGTGTCGCCGTCCAGTTGACCTAGATACCACAGGGGGAGATGTGCCATGTTAGCCTTGTTTCAAGTCAGCGGCTGCTGGTGGGGGTGGGCGGATGCCATTTTGCTGGGCCATCTGGAAGTCTTGGCCAAGCTTGCTAAGTCTCATGAACAAATCAATGCACTCACCCAGTTGACCGGCGGCCAGCTGTTTCATGATGACGTTGAATTCTGCAACGGTTACTTCTCCAATATTGATCTTATCGTTCATGCTTTCCTCTTATGGGGTTGGTGGGGTTGGGGGTGTAGGCGGCTCCCACGGTAATGGAGGCTGCGTTACGGGGTCAATCTTAGCCGCAATTTGGGCTGCAATAGCGTCATTGACATGCTCTTCGTAAGAGCCGGTCACAACAGGCTGAATCCAACTCAGCACAATCTCTTGTGTAAGTTGATCGTAAGGAACAAAGTCCGTTTGATCTGGGTTGGGAGTCAGAGGCGTAGCGCCAGTAAACACCCCGGTGTTGCCGTTCTCATCCGTACCGGTCTTGGTCCAGTACGTCTGAATGACATAGTCCTGTTGCCCTGCGACTGTGGTCGCCTTCATGCCGGTGACAGCCCATTCGTAAGTGATGGTCATTTAAAGCCTCGCTTCCAATTGTTTAATGCGCTCTTCTAGCGCGGTTACATATTTTGCCAGTTCTACGGCAGAAACCAAAGCGGCGTTTCCGTAATTGACACCCAAATACTCTTGTTTGTCAGACACAGCTTCTGCCAAAATGACTTGCAGGCTCTGCGCTCCAACACCCACTTGACGTTCTCCGGAATCAATCCGAGTGTACGTACCGCTCTTAACCTTGGCAAGTTTCTCAACATAGTCAGCAGGTAAAACTTCCCAGTCTGTTTTTAAGCGCTCATCAGAGTACGCGGTAACGTTGCCGTAGGAGTACAGCGAGTCAGCGTTGATGGTACCCATTCGAGAGGTTTGATGTGGGTCTACATAGTACGCTGTATTGTTGACGTCATACAGTATTGGCGCATAGCAGTTGTCCGATGTATTCATGCCTGCGCGTATTGGCTGAGTGCCAACAGTTGTGACTCGGCTCAAACCAGAATAGGAAACGTCCTGTTGCACTGACCAGTCTAGTAGGTACGCAGCGCCTTGGTCATACACCCCACGGACGTTCATTCGACCGTAATAGATGTTGTTTGAGAAATGGATACAAATCTTGTCCGATCCGTTTGTTCCAATACGAACAGTCCCGGGATCCCAAGCACCCAAGTTGGTATATGACTGATTTACAAAACCGCCGGCGTATGAATACCAAACGATCTCGATATGAATCGTCTGCGCATTACCGTACGCGTAGCCCTCAACAATAATCGTTGGCATGTTGAACACGCTGTAACTGATGTTGGTGGTAATCAAGTATCCATTAGATGGCGTGCCACCAAAGCCACCATATCCGGAAGAAATACTTGCGGTAGCCGCAGTTACACCATTACTGCCACGAATGTTGTTTGACGTGTACAAGTAGTTTAACTGGGTTGCTGAAGCTGGGTCACAGTAATACGCAGTATTGTCGTTGTCGTACGTGATTGGTGTTCTAAACTGGTAGAACGCATAAACGATGCCGTCAAGGTCTGCCCTGAACGACTGCACTTGGCTGCCATAGAACGCATAAACACGTCTGCCCGAATAGTAATTCAGGTAAATGTCATTGCTGTTGTACGAGTCAATATGCAAGTTACCGTACAGACGGATATAACCGTTGCCGTTTGTAGACGCAATGGTGCCTGCAACATTTAAGCTATTTAAAACAGACGTGTTGTTGGCGTCAATGTAGTAAGCAGTGTTGTCAGAATCATAAAAGATTGGCGAACGGTAAGAGCCAATGGCCGTGAAATTACCAGAGGTGTCTAAGTACGCCTTGTCCCCTGAAGAATCAGCGTGGAAAACTATAGAGTTTGCATCATTGGCAATCCACCAGCCGTAAGAAGAAGCGCCTTGATTCCAGAATCGGGTGATATACCGCTGAGAGCTTCTAAACTCCATTGGATAGTAACCGCCAGAACTGATAATCGAAGAACCGTTGGGGTTGATGTACGTGCCGGTGTTATCAGCGTCGTAGTAAATGCTTGCGTAAACAGGGTTCGTGTTGTTGCCAGAACTTGCTGGCGGGTACACCGTGTGCGATGACACCACGTTGTTATACGAAGAGGTGTTGAAACCAATGCTCCAACCATCGTCCCAGTATGTGTAGCTGTAATCTGTGTACCCAACCTGAACGTCTGTAATAAAGACTTGCGGGTAAGTCCAAGAGCCGCCAAGATCACCGATGTACACATACATGCTTCCGCCACCATAAGAGAACCGCACGGTCATTGCGGGTCTGCTTTGCGTAGTCATGTAAGCAAATGTGTTGTACCAATAACCACCTGAATTGTGGCCACCACAATAAATATCAAACGACAAACCGTCGTACGTGTAAACAGTTACCCTAAAACGTATCATTGGGTAAACCGTTACAGGCAACGTAATCACAATTGCACCAGAAACGGATGCGCTGCTTGTCACATACGATCCGCCACCGGGCATTACATTGCGCAAGCCATTGGTATTGTTACTGACCGCAGAGCTTGACATAATCAAGTTGCTCAGGACAGAAACACCATTTGGGTTTACGTAGTAGCTTGTGTCGTTGCTATCGTAAAAGATCGGCGCACGAAAATCAGCGGAAGCTGTAACCGACCCTGTTGGGTATGAAATTGTTAACCTAGGCGTAGACCCTGCTTCACGGATCTCAAAATTATCGTTTGTACTTTGAAGCGTGTAATAGTAATTAGTAGCGGAACCAATTTGAACATACCGGTTTGCTCCGGTTGACAAAATTACATTGCCAGCAATCGAGACATTCCCTGCAAGACTTGAACCACTGGCGGGGTCTACATAATAGCTAGTGTTATTGCTGTCATAGAAAATTGGGGCGCGGTAGTCTCCGCTGGTTGTGTATGTGCCTGTACCGCCAGTTTTGTTCGTTAGATTGGCATAGTCAACTGCGCCTGCTGAACCAGCAGCATCTGCATAGGCAACTTCAACTGCCGAAGGTGTTGCCGGAGAAACTTGAAATCGCCATCTGTTTGCAGACCCGTTGTACGTCAAGTAGCCAAAATAAGGGTTTGCAGAATCGTAGTTATACGACGCGTCAGTTGAATACAAACGTTGTGAGCCTGCATTTGCAAAACCGGTGATGCGAACACCCCAAGTACCAGAAGCACCACCGCCGGTTAACGTAGGCGCGTAAGAGTTGTAGTTGGCTGCAGACAAAACCTGAGAGCCACCAATTGTCAGGTTGCTAAAGTTTGTCTGAGATGTTGTCGCAGAGTTACCCGTCGTATTCCCCGTACCACCAGCTGTAATAGGCAAAGTGCCTGATGTTAGTGTTGAAGAGCTGTTAGCGTAGACTGCGCCGCCGCTTGTGTAACTTGTCAGGCCCGTGCCGCCGTAGCCTGTTTGGATTGTTCCGCCCTGCCATGTGCCGCCAGAGATAATCGACGTGCCAAGATTAAAAGCGTTTGTGCCAAAAGTTACGCCTTCTGGGAGATACGCATGGAGGTCCCAAGTCCCGCCAGTTGTGCTGTTGAGTGTTAAAAAGACTGCACCAGCACCGCCACTAGGAATAGTTCCAATAGTGGTACCTGCAAAATTTGCAAGAGTTAGTGTGCCTGTTGCTAGATTGTTAAAAACAAACGCCACCCCGGTTGTCAGAGTGGTTGCGTCAGGCAGCGTGTAAGTCTGGCCGCCAGTTCCAACAAGAGTATGGATGTAGCTTGACGCCGCCGACAATGCTGTAGTTCCGCCAGCAGCAGTTGTGTTTGTGTTTGATTGATTTACTCTGTTGACCGCAATGTTTTGATTGCCATCACGCAACACTACGGAGTTTGCGCCAGAAGAAGTAGTTACACCTGTGCCACCATAAGCTACGCCAACGGTTGAGCCTTGCCATACACCAGAAGACACTGTGCCCAGAGGACTGACGTTGTCGCTTGCATCCAGATTGACAGACTTCTCTGCGGGGTATGTCAGGAAAATGCTCTTTGTTCCAGCCGCCAAAGTAATTGGCGAAGTGTTGCCATTGGAGTTAGACAGAACCGTAGTACGCGCAAGCGTAGGGCCAGACGTAGAGTACGTACCTGTGCCTACTTCCCATGCAGAACCGTCTACGATGGTGTAGTAGCAAGTGTTCCCGTTGCCAACGACGGCAAACGACTGAAAGCCGGGGACAGCACCAGCCAGCGTTACTGAGCCAGTGCCTGTTGTTGTCGTTGTCTCTTGGACACGATCAAAAAGTGCCAGAGCCATTTAAACGACCCCTTATTAAGATGTTGCAGTGGTGCTGTATGTAACTGAAACAGTATCGCCAGCGGTGGTAACTTTAGCAGTGGCAAACGCGCCAGCGCTATACAAAGTACCAGAAGTATTGCCTTGTGTCGTAGAAGCGCCTGAACCTGTCACCAAGAAGCAACCGCCAACTGTACCGCCGCCACCTGTAATGGTGTACGTAATAGCCGTAGCAGTCTTTGTGGTTACGTTAGTTGGCGTTGTGCCAGTCGAAGTTGCAGAAGCAAACACAGCCGTGCCGCGAACAGCGGAGCCGCCCACAGTGTAGTTCGTGAACTCAGTCCATGTTTTTGAAGACATGGTGTCAGCGGCGGCAAAAGTCAGCCCTGTACCAGAAATCAGACCAAGGTATGGTCCGACTGTGGTGTAAGAAACGCCAGACAACAAAGTATCAAGCATCAACTGTTTACCAACGGCGTTGACCAGATTGGGGAAACCTTCTTCCCATTTGATGTTGCCATCAGCATCGCGGCAGACTACGTGGTAGACGCCTTCAATGCCAACAGTCTCGGAGCCTGTGACGTTTGACTGCATGCTGATTTGCGCACTGTCGCCAAAGCTAGAAAATTCTTTAGTCATGATAAGTCCTTAAGAGATGCGCACGATGGCACTGTTGGCATCGGAAGCAGGGAAAATGATCTGGAAGGTGTCATTGCTGACAGTCTTGTCTGCGCCAAAATCCAACACAGCCACAGATTTGTTACCTTGGCTGACATTGTAAATTAGCGCACCACGACATGTAAACGACGCATTTGCCCAGCTTGTGTTGGCAAACGAGATATATGCAGTTGGCACGTACCCTGTGTTGTTGCCTGAAGTTGGTGATGTAGAGATTGTCAGCGTGTTGCCACCAGCGACGTAGCCCGTACCCACGACTTCTCCACTTGTTGTGTACACAGTTGTAGTGGGGCCGATGTTGGCCGCGCCTGTGTACAGGGCAAGCTTGAAAGTGTTAGGCGACGTAGGGCCAAAGTTGTGAATTGCTTGAAGCAGCTCCACCCGAAAGCTTGTAGTCGTGGTTTGCGCAATTGACATGTCACATTACCTTCTGACGGTATTGGCCAGAGCGGTACGCGTCTTGACGCTCCATACCATCGCCCAGACGTTTGGCCAACATCAGCGCTTCCTGATACTTGGTGTTGTACATTGTCATCATGTCCGCTTCACCCTTCATGTAGGTGTAGGCTTCCACCAAAGAACCGTACAACAGCACAGAGTCAAAATTGTCGCCAAGCCATGTCTGACCGCCTGCCGCAGTCGTGATGGACTCAGGGTAGTAGTAATAGTGCAACTCAACGTTGTACTCTTGGTTGGGGGTCGGGCCAATGATAAACGTCAGCTCGTTAGATATCGTGGCACCAGTCACAGTAGGACCAAACAACGCGTAATACTTTGGTACGCCTTTATCGTCAGGTACAGGGTACGCTTGACGGATAAAGTTCACGTCCTTGTTCAACAAGTACTCGTACGTGCCGGTGTTCAGGTCATTGTTTGTCACGTCTGTAATCACCGCCAAGGAGTATGTGGCCAAGTAGTCAGTCGGTGCAGACAGGTACTTGTTATTGGCGGCAATCACGCCCGTCATGTTTTTACGCAATGACGGGAACTGGACGGTGTTGTAAATACGCTGCTCAGCTTGCTGAACGAACACGGGTATCTGAGCAATAAAGCTTGCTTCGGTATTTTCCGTGTACGCCTGAATAGCGTTGCTGAGTTGCGTATAGTTCATGCCATCGGACCTCGGGCCATTGTGCCTTTAGTAGCGCATCCAGTACCGCGAATCTTGATGCCAGAAGTCTTCACGCCGTCGTAGGGGTTGCTACGCTCATTGGCAATAGACATGTTGGCCTTCAAAGCTTCTTTAACAGGCATCTCGCCCACGATGACGGTGGGCTTTTTAGTGGGTTGCTTGTATGTAGCCATCTTAGCCTCCACGACCAACAGAACGCTGGTTCATGACCTTGGCCATGTTGCGTCCATACTTGAGCATGTCGCTGTTGGTTTTACCGCCAGCTTTGAGCTTAGTAGGCGTCTTGCCGGGGTGCATGTGTTTCTCATGCTTACCGACAGCAGACTTAATCATCTTCTTGTCTTGGGCTAAATCTTTTTTGTCCATGTCAGACTCCTATCTGTATCGTTACTGTACCAACTTGCGCTGCCATTGCCAAGTCATTTGGCGTTAAAGCAGTATCAAAAACTCTGGCTCCCCCAACAGGATTCCAGCCCCACTGAAAAACCCTGCTACCTTCAGACGGTAGCCCTGCCGCATCTTTGCCTGAACTGTTGGTCAGAACAATCTGCAAGCCTGTGTTACCAGACTGATAGTAGCTCACGTCAGGACGTGGATCACGCACACCTTGCGGGTCATCCACCGGATACATGCCCAACTGCAACTGCGGCTGGTCAGGGTCCCAACATGTTTTGCAAACCAAGAGATTGTAGTTCTTGGTTTTGATAATTTCTTTACGTAATTCGTGCAGCTTAAAGCGAAACCCACAGCGGTCACATTCCGCAATGGAGTTCTTGCCGGACGAAAACCGGTTTCCCATTTACGTACCGCTTCCAATGTACTGCTGACGAGGCACAAAGCGTACTGCCGCCTTTTCTTGGTCTTCGCCTGCGGCTCTGTCCCAAGCTTCGTCATATTGTTGCTTTAAAACATCAAGGCGCTGTAAACCCTCGGGCACTTTGAGCGCGATGTAGTAAGCCAGACCTGCGGCCAAGCAGGGCACAAAACGGAACGGGACATCCATAGTCTTAGTGCCGCCACCAGCGTCTTGAATACGGCGCATGCGCCAGTAGACGAACTGATACGTCGTGCCGGGGTTGGGGGTTGGCCACACAGTGATGCTGTTCTTCTGAACCAAGCTCATGGCCGCGCCAGTTGTGTGGCTAGCCGCAGTCGTACCATCCTGCCCACGCGTGCAGTTGAGCAAATACGCAGGCGTAGCACCGCTAGCTGGGGTTGTCTCGTTATAGCCAATCAACTCTGCGCCAATCTGGATAAAACCAGCAGTTGGCACGCC